GCCTATGGTTGCTGTTGCATCCTCAAGAACATAATAATTTCCATTATTTCCATCGGGAATGCTACCAGAACTAGTCAAAGAAAGATTGCTTGAAGTTGTTCCTGTTGCATAGAAGAACTTGATTCCTTCTGCGTTTGATAGAGAATCTATAAACTGTGCTGTAGTTTGACTCGTTGGCGGGACAACCGTGACAAGAGTGTATTGATGCGATCCACTTGTAAATCCCAAAGAAACAAGACCATCAACATCAGGCATATCAAGCCCAATAGTAAAAGGATTTCTTTTTACCTCAAATGTATATCCGATAGTACCCGTGCTTATACCAGCCATTGTTGCTAGTGCGTATCCGCCAAACAATGTATAATCTGTGTATGCCGTGGTTGTTGTGTTTATTATACCATTTTCACTTGTAGCACCATCCCAAACAATGACCTTAAGTGAGTCTCCAAAGTTTCCTGGATATCTACCGCGGAAGTGTGCAATGGATTCGATGCCATCTTGTCCAGAAAATCCTCCCAATAGTGCAAACTCTGCCTCATTCTTGATGCTACCATGAGTACAGTTTGCAATACTTGTTATTCCCGCTTCCTTAGAGGTAGAGTTCTTATCCCCACTCTGAAGGATTCTAATGGCCTTTAGATTATTTGAATAACGAAGGAAATTTGCACCCGCAAAGAAATCTGCCTCACTGTCAACATCAGAAGGATCAAGGGTTGGCTTTCCATAAAGGGCAGCAAGATTGCTTTCCGATGTGACTCGATTTGCAATCAAACATGGACCCCAATTGAATGTTCCCACCATACCAGCACTGTTGAGAGACTCTGGCTGAATGAACTGAGAAAGATCGATCTCCGAAACTTTAACGCCTGGGCTTAGTTGTGTTGGGATTGGACTAGCCATTTTCTCTCCTGTTAGATGATCTCAGTAAAGGTGCTATCTGTTCTTGTTGCAATGAAGTTCAACTGAATGAAGTTGATAGACCGCGCTGGCTTAATGTAAATGTCTGCCACGAACTGATTGCGGTCGATGACTTCTCCAGTGTTATTGGTTTCATCACAAATCACTCTGAAGTCGGTGATACCTCTTTGTGCCTGAACATTACGGAGATATGGAATGGTAAGGTTCCTGAACTGTGAGCGAGTAAACTCATCATTGAATTCGAACAATGAGTATTTAGCGGCTGTGGAGATTGCTTTTTCAAGGGTGATGAAAAGCCGCCTGACATTGATGCGGTCAAATGCACTTGGCTTCTTCAACATGGTCTTGTCGCCAAAGAGGATGGTTCCCTCTCCGCTGAATGTAGCAACTGGATTTACATTTGCGACATAGAGAAGATCTCTTGCTGCTTGGTCTGGATTGAATGCCAACTTGATGACATTCTTGACTGTTCCTCTGTTTAGACCCGCTGGAGAAAACCAAGATTGTGTTGCAAACTCTGCACGGGCGCAAATACCAGCAATGTCAGCATTGAGCGGAACATAGCGGAACATGTCATTGTACTTGTCGTAGATATATTTCCAACCGCTATCCATCACGACATAGGAGGAATTGATTCCGTATGTTGTGTTTCTTGTGGTAAGAATGTTATTTGTTGCGACTGATTGTGTCTTGTTTAGAACATCTGTAAGAAGTGGAGACACAAACAACACGCAATCCTTGCGTTCATTTACAAGATCAGATAGCAACTTTACTGTGGTTGCATCAGATCGACCAGAGATAAGAAGAGAAATATCAACATTGTCTCGGTCGATGAACTTGCTGTATCCCTTAGTGTAGATATTTGCTGTCGATGAAGCAGCACCAGTGCCTCCGCTAAGGCTATAGCGAGAAACCTTGGCAGCAGCATATCCACCGCTGATATCAGAGAATGTGGTTGTAAGATCTTGTGGAACAGATGCTCCCCAAAGTGTCTCAAGATTACCAGCCCAAATGTAGTTCGACTGTGAGTTGATCACCGACGAAACATAGTTTGGTGCGCCGTCATTGTCCCGAGCATCATATGCCTTGGAGACATTTTGGAATGTCTCAAGAATCGTACCCTTGGTTCCCGTGAATAGACCATCTTCGTCAATGACTACGACATTGAGTTCGTCATTAGAGCCACCCTTTGCGGAGGCTTGTGTGCTTGTTTCGGCTGTGAGTTGGAATAGATCGGCATACTTACTGCGGAACTTGACATCCGCACTTAGACCGATGACGCTTGCAACATATGTCTTTGTTGTGACCGTGTTTCCCGCTGCCGAATCGACAAGGAATGTCTGAGAGAACTGATTTGTCTGATAGATCAACTTGTCATTTTCTTCAAGAGTTCCGCCAAGAACTGTTGAGAATCTGATGGTATTTGTTCCGATTGTTGCTGTTGCTCCAACCACAACAGAAGCCTCACCATTGCCGTCTAGAACCACGACTTTGAGTGAATTTCCCAAAACACCAGGATAACGAGCATAGAAGGAAGCAGTTAGACCAGATGCGGCCTCACCACCAAGAACATCCTCATTTACATACTGCAAGCCCGTAAAGCCAGAGGAGTTTGCATTTGTTTCATCAGATCCAACAGCACGAACAATCCGAAGGTCACGACCATACTGAAGGAAGTTTGCTGCACAGTGAAAATCTATTCCGTTTTCATCCCTTAAGGGCTTTCCAAAGATACGGACTAGATCGTCTTCTGAAGTTACGGTTACTATTTTTTCTGCTGGACCCCATTGAAAGACTCCCGCGATGGCACCAGTGGCAGTTGCCACATTTGGAACAATCGTCGTAAGATCAATTTCCGAATAATTCACACCAGGGCTAAGTTGTACAGGTATTCTGCTCATTTGGTTCTCCCGATGATTCTACAATGTATGTAGGATTTTTGGTATTTGAATCAGTACCAAGAATTCATTCGAGAATCTCTGTCCTTGAACCACACAGAACCATCTTCGCTTCGCTCAGGGGTAGAATCGTCAACTCCATCATCGATGAAGCCAAAAGGCGTCATCTCCTCCTCAAGTTTCGTGATCGTGTCCTGATATATGTCTTTCCTGATATCCATGGAGGAAAGATCCTTGAAGTATGGTTGGGTGGATAGCCACCCAAATAGAACCAAGGTCATCACAAGATCGTCATTGTAACCAACCTCTGCCTCAAAAGAGTTCTTCTTGGAGATGAAGGCAAATAGTTCCTTGATGACATCGAAATCCTGTATCTGTAGCCTATCAGATTCAATCAGAGACTTGAGGATGGAACACCCCGTGCGCTTTACCACCTCAGTTGTCCTGACTCCAAACTGACTTGTACCCGATCCAAAGCCACCGTCGAGAACCTGACCCTTTCGGCCACGCATGGTCGAGGACAATAGATTCTCATATTCCATCTCGCCATGGAGGATGTCTGCCACTTGACCACCCATGTCGTTGATCTCCACAAGCACATGGCAGTTGTTGTACTGCTTGGCTGCAACATGGATGGCATTTGGAAAGACCATGGGTGACATGGTATTGTTCCTGAAGGTAGCCACCAACTTATAAGGTGCTGTAGTTATGTCCACTACGGTGAATGCTGAGTAGTCATTTCCTGTTCCGCGAGAGACATCGACGCACATGACATAGATGTGCTTCTCCTCTGGTTTGCTATAAACCTTAAATCCTTCCCCATTCTTGAATACTGGATCGACATAAGCCAGGGTCTTCAACTTGGATGGAGAAATAAGTGTATGGATGGAGCCTACAAAGTCGCAATCAAATTCTGTCCTAAACTGCTCCTCTGAAGTATTGGCAATCGTCTCTTCCTTCCACTTCTCGTCTCGGCCAGGTACATCCGACCAGTGAACATCGATTGGAATGTAAGAGTTTCTATTGTTCGTAGCATCCGTCCACAACTTGTAGTATAGATTCATTCCGTGGGGAGTTGAAACTATGAATACTTTGGTTTCCTGACCCGATGAGATGGTGGGATATACCGACGAGAAGAACTCTTCCGCCACATTCTGAGGAACATATGCAAACTCGTCAAGGAAGATCATGTTGAACGATCCACCACGAACCGCGCTTGAGGAAGTTGCCGATGCTAGAACCTTTGAGCCATTCTCAAGTTGTATGGAACCCTTATTCCATTCCAATACACCCTGCTGCAACCACTTCGGTAGATACTCATACGCCAGTTTGAGGCGGGATAGGAGTTCCCGTGCAGTACTCAACTTGTTGGCAAGGATCGCCACATTGACGCTTTGGTTGAAGAGAACATAGTGCAAGATATATGCCGTAACAGTGGTAGACTTTCCACTCTGTCTCGGAAGTTTGGCAATGACGAACCTATTGCTATGAACGGTTCTTACCATCTCTTCCTGAAAGTCGTATAGTTCAAATGGAACAAGACCCTTGTCGAGACTGATGATCTTGACATAGTTCTGTATGAAATAGATTGGATCTCTAGCGCACTTGGCATACTCCTCAAGTTGCTGCTGAGTCCATTCGTGTCTGACATCCGATGCCTTTAGGTTCGGATTGCCAAGATAGTTCTTTGTATTCTTAGTTTCCGCCATCTTCTATGATTTTCTTTGAAGAATCCAGAATCACATCTGTCTCTTTGAGTGCCTTTGCGAAACTTCTCTTTGGATTTATGAGTTCTTGTAGTTCTTTCGTAGAACCAAGGAATATGGCATTTGTGGTATTGTTGACCGTCTTCTGCTCGTACTTGTCTTCCTTGATGGTCTTCATGCGCTGATGCAGTTCAACAAGATCCTTGTTTGTCTCTGCCACGGCTTTGATCATCTGTGCGACTACCTCGTAAGCGCGGGGAGAATCACCCTCGCTTGCCACCTTCAACACACCATCGATGGCTTGAAACCCAAGACCAACAAGTTCCTTGAGGTTCTGTCGCGCCTTTTGAAAGTCTTTTTCAGCATCGTCCATGTCAACGATTGCTTCTATTGCTTGTGGTGGTTTTGCCACAATGGCTTTTGGTTCGGGATCCATATTGAGGATCTCCGATAGATTTTCATCCATCTTGCTCATGATAAAATCACCTTCCTACGAACTGATCCGTAGATCTATACTCCGCTAGAGTAGTTATCTTATTATCTGAGAAATATTCAGACGCAGCGACTAACTGCTCCTTTGTTAGTTCGAAATATGCATCTCTCATTATTGAATATGCAACATTTATATTGTTGTTTGTTGTTGTCTGCCATCTATCTCGTAGATTTGTGTTTTTATAAAGTATTGATTCTTCATTTAGAGGAACCGCATACCACAGAAATTCACCATTGAAACCATAGGGTATCTTTGTATTACCACCCGTCAGACCAGTGTTTGATTCAAATACTCTATAATCACTAAATCTACCAGATCTAAATGTGTTTAGATAGTTAGAGTGATCTGCTTCAGCAGCAGTAAGCCCAAAATCAAAAAGTTGTTCTGAAAATGTCATCTGAAATTGCAGTTGCTGTAGATTAAAGAAATATGTCTCCAATCCACGAATGAATGCTGTGATCGGATCAGAACCAGATATACCGCGATTAGTCACAACTTTTGTATACTCATCGCTCCCTCTTGCAATATTTCCAAGATAGAAACCTTGATATAGTAAATTATCAACATCGTTCTTCATGATGAATCCATTTGCTGGAACAACACTATTGAACAGTGGTTTTACTAAGTATTCAACAAAATCTTCTGGTCTATAGGGGACTGACCCGCCGCGAGTAAGATCATAATCTTCATTTCTACCAGAGAGAACGGGCATGATTCTGTAGTTGAACTTGCCGCGCTCATCAAGGAGGAGTTTCCACATCTTCAATGCTGAATGAATACTTGCCTTCATCGACTCCTTAAGGTTATACAGTCTTTCAGCGGTATTACCACCAAAGTCTTGGTGAATGGTGCAATCTCTTCTTGAAGTGTGATTTCTTGTTATGCTATTCTGATAAGAACCCTTCAACTGCATTGGAATATATGGATTGAAGCGGGGATTAAAATCCATGGCAAAGAAATTCATATCCTTATAACCACCATATTGCAACTGTTCTGCATAGATGTCATAGTAGTATGAATCAAGGAAATTCATCGTTGTTCCAAGTGGACCTCTAGGACCATTGTTGTCTGTAAACAACTTTAGAATATTTGCTGGAACAAGTTTTGATGCTTCATATGTGTTTGAGGCAGCAGTTGTAGAACCACCAAGCATAAAATATTCGGGATAGAAAGATGAGTTTCCTGTGAGAGACTTGTGGTAAGAGTTCCAGCCCGAAGAACCACCAGAACCACCGAATGATGTCGCACCAGTTGATCCAAGATAGTTGTATGTTGATGGTGGTGGGTAGAAAGTAACACCCGCTATCCTGTTGAGATAAAACGATGCACCAACGCTTGCATATGGTCCCGTGGCATCGGTCGCTGTTCCTGGCGTTGGTATTTTTGCCGACCAGCCAAACACGGATGTAGTGTATGGATAGTTGTACTGACCAGTATTAAGATCAGTTGCCGTTGTTCTATATCTTCTCGGATAAGTCTTCACTTCAGAGAAGAATCTTTCATTGAAACTCTTGGCAAGATTGAAGCCATCAAGATTGATGTACGAACCAGTTTTACCAGAGGAACGAACTAATTCAACATTCCACCCAGGATTTGCAGAGTTTCCTGCATACTGAGAAATAATATTAGTTGCTGTATCCGTATAGTCATTGTCAGAATATTTGATGAACTGATAGTGAGGCTCAAATGAAGTCAATATGCCAGAGAATGTAATTCCTCTATCCAACAGTATTGCAAGATTTCTTCTTGTTGAGAAGAAAATATCAGGCGTGAAATACATGGATTTCACTGATTGTGTTATACCATTGCTTGCA